CGATATGACATCGCCCTATGTTGACTCGGTCTTCTCGCCGATCGCGCTGACTGGCTCTGACCTGACGCCGGCCATTGCTGCTACCCGCTTGTCGGCGGCTGGGATTCCGTTCGATGGGAGCCCGCTATTCGGGGCTGGAGTGAACATCGGCACTCAACGAGACATCACCGGCAAACAACGCCCGAACCCGCCGTCGATCGGCGCATACGACCGAGCACGCATGTCTCGCCGGACGTGAAAGAACACCATGGGCACAATCCTCACAAGCGCGATCATCACCAGCGTGCGCCGCATCCTGCTTGACCCGACGCCTGGCGTGACGTGGTTCGACGCCACATTCTTCCTGCTGGTGAGCGAGGCCGAGCGCGCCATCTGCGCTGTGAAGAACGAGGCCTACAATGTGCGTGGCGCGATCACGCTGGCCGCCGGCACGCACCAGATTCTTCCGGCGGGCTCCACTGGCATCTTGGACATCTACGAGAACACCGCCAGCAAGCGCCGCGTGACGCAAGCGCCTCGCGGCCTGCTCGACTCTGCGAATCGGTACTGGCCGAACGCGACACAGGAAGTCCAAGTGCAAGAGTGGACCGCCGACACGCGCGACCCGCTGCGCTTTGAGGTGTTCCCGCCGAACGATGGCAACGGGAGCGTGAATGCCCTGTACGGCTTCACCCCGCCGCAGATCACTGCCGGCACGACGCCGATCAACTTGGCCGACATCTACGAGCACGCCATCAAGTGCTTCGTGCTCGGCGAGTGCTACGCCGAGAGCACCACGCGCCAAGACCTGACGAAGGCCGGCTACTACCGCAGCGAGTGGAAGAGTTTCGTTGGCCTGCGCACGCAGTCGCAGATCGCAACCGCCCCGAAATCAACCGCCCCGGCTGGAGTCTGACATGGCGCAAGTTGCAGTCATCGACATCATCGGCCCGGTGGCGCAGTTCTGCCAAAACTGCCCGACCACGACGCTGGTGCAAGCCTACGTTGACGCCGCGCGCAAGCTCTGCCACAAGTCGAAGTGGCTGCGCACGACTATTGCCGGCTCGACCACGGCGCCCGTGCTGACCCCGTACACAACCGGCACCGTGACCGTGACGAACAACAGCGCCGCGGTGGTCGGCCTTGGCACTTCCTGGCTTGCCAGTGTGGCATCCGGCGATACTTTCACCGGCCCGAGCGGTGTTGTCTACACCGTCGATGCCGTGACCACCAACACGGCCCTGGCCCTGACTGCGGTGTACGCCGGCCCGACCCTCGCGACCCAGGCTTACAGCATCGGACGAAGCCGGTACTACACGCTCTACGGCCTGGGAAGCGACACCTATACCGAGATCATCGGTGTGAGCGCCATTGCGATCAGCAAGAGCGCAACGGATACCTACGGCCTTGACGAAAACAGCACGGTCGCATGGGACCCGGACGACGCGGCGTCGACGCCTGAATTGTTCAAGTACGTGCCCGAAGGACAGTTTGCCGTTCACCCCAAGCCGGATGCTGCGTACTCGCTTCAAGTGGGTGTGATTCTCCAACCGAAGCGCGGAGCAAACAGCCTTGATGCGAATTTGCTCACGACTTGGGACTATGCGCTGCAAACTGGAGCGTTGGGATACCTTCTTGCGATTCCCGGGCAGCCGTGGTCAAACCCGACACTCGCTGCCCGCCACGAATTGATCTTCATGGACTGGATGAACCGCGCCACCTCTGCGACTGCGCGGATGGAAAGCGTGGATTCTGTTCCATGGTAGGAGAACGACATGCCATTTGAAGTAGCGCCAACCGCAAGCAATTTCCCACCGCAAGCCCCAGCCGCGACCGCGCAGTTCATTCAGTTTCAGTGGAACGGCGTGAACCTCGGCGGCCCGGATGCGGACACCGTGAACTTCGTCGGTACGGGGTTCACCGTGACCCGAGGCGGAGCGGATGGCAACACCGTGACGGTGACGTTGGCGTAGCCCATGGCAAGCTTGAGCGTTCTCAAGGATGGCGCACCGGTGGAGGCTCTGACCAACACGCCGGCCGTGCGGTACGGGTTTGCCATCGCCAAAGCGCCGGACAAGATCAACTACCGGCCCGCCACTTTGACCCAGTTCTTGCAATGGCAGGACGAGGGCGTGAACCTCGGCGACACAAACGTTCGGGTGGTGAACTTCACCGCCAATCCGACAACCTTCCGTGTGACGCGAGGCACGGGGGAGCGTAGCAACGTCATCACCGTGACAAAACTGCCATGACTTTCGGCATCACCCCGCAGACAGTGGAGCGTGGCACGCCACAACCACCGTTCTTGAAGCCAGAGACGCAAGTCATCAACTTCACCGGGAACGTGACTGTGACCAGGGGCGTCGGGGAACGCGCAAATGTCATCACGGTGCGCGGCCCAGATGCGCCGACAGACCCGCTGGGTGATTATGTGACGCTGCTGCTGCACGCCGAAGGAAATGATGGGCAGCAGGTTTTCTATGACGACAGTCAGTATCACTGGGCGTACACAAAAACCAGCACCGTGTTCAATTCGACAACCCAAAAAGTTGCCGGCACGTCAAGCATCAAGGCCAATGCGATAAGCGACTATATACAGTACGTTGACAACGACCTGTTTGACTGTAGTGGCGACTTCACGGTTGAGTGCTTTGTGTTAGTTACAGCTACGTCGCCAAACGACCAGATGCTTTTGAGCAAATTTGGAATCAGCCCGAATTCTGGTTGGTTTTTCCAAATGTTGACGCCATCGCCGAACCAGGCAAACATCGGGTTTCAGATAGCGTCTGCCAGCGGATTGAATAGCGTGACGACGACGGGGCTCATTCCTCTCACATTCAACGCGTGGCACCACGTTGCCGTCACCCGCAGCGGAAACGTGTACCGCACCTTTCTTGATGGGGTCAAGAAGAACGAGCAAACGCACGCCGAAGTCATATTCACCAACACGACCCCGATCAGGGTATGTGGCGACGTGTTCTACTCCATAAACACGTTCCGTGGTTATGTCGATGAGGTGAGATTCACCAGTGGCATAGCCCGTTACGTGGCCGACTTTACTGTCCCGGTCGTACCGTTTCCAAATCCATGAAGATCGACGTTCAAACCTTTGTCGGCGAGGCCCCGCATGTGAGCCCGCGACTGCTGCCCCCAGGCGCGGCGCAGTCGGCCATCAACTGCAAGTTGGAGACCGGCGACGTGATGGCCTGGCGCCAGTTCGTGAGCGAGAAGGTGCTGGCCGCCGCAGCCACGACGATCCACAAGGTGAATGGGCAGTGGTACTCATGGAATGCCGACGTTGACGTGGCCCGCGGGCTGATCCCGGGCGACACGAACTACTTCACCTTCATGACCAGCCCCGGTCTGTACTCGACCCCGAGGTACACCACGCACGCGCTGGCAACATCAGGCGCTGAGCCCTACCCGTTCGCGACTCGGCCGGTCGGCATGCCGGCGCCGACCGTGGCGCCGAGCAACTTGGTTGCCGGGGTGGATCCAACCCCGACAAGTCTTGTTGCCGATGTCACCGATAGCGGGGGTGTTTTGGCGACGAGTTGGTCCAAGAGCCCCCCGGTCAACTCGGGGGGGCGACGCAGCGAAGTCGTGCAATCTGGAGTGACCGGGAATCCCGCCCCCTCCTATACCCTCGTGTGGGAGAACAACGTCGGGGACGCGGCGTGGATGTACAGGAACTTCGGCATTGCAACAGCGGCTGTCGTGAACTTCGTGTGCGACTTCCAGTTCACATCTGGCGATGCAAGCCATCAGCAGATGCTGACGCACGTCATGAACGAGGTGGCAGGAAGCGGGCTTACGGTCGGGTATGCGTCGGATTCCGATGTCCTGAGCATCATCGTCGCATCCGGGTGGAACTCCAGGTCGGGGTCAACGCTTTCGTCTTCAGCTGCTGTCGGTGGGCTTGCGTTCGGGACGTGGTACACGCTGAACGTCGCGGTTGTGGTGAATGCCGACACGACTCAGACTGTCACCGCAACCATCTATCAAGGGGCGACGCTGAAGGCAACGGTGACAGCGACAAACACTTTCAGCACAGGTGCGTATTGCGGCTTTGTGGCAGAGGGCAGCCTGATTGATGCTGTAGACGAGTACCGGACTTGGTATGACAACATCCACGTGACCGCCAGCGGCACGGCCGGGTACGTGCCATCGACCGTGGCGACGAGCTACGTGTACACCTTTGTGAACAGCAATGTCGGGGGTACTGGTGGCAGATGGGAGTCGGCGCCGAGCCCGGCCAGCGTGACTCTGGTGCGACCTGACGGGATCAGCGTCACGCTGACCACGCCGACGACGCACGCGTTCGATGCGCTCTATGGCATCGACAAGAAAGCGATCTACCGCGCGATCACCGGGGCGACCGGGACGGTCTATTTCCTCGTTGCTGAAATCGCGCTTGGCACAGCGACGTATGTTGATGCCTTGAACGACAGCGAAATCTCAAACCCTGGCACGGTGCTTCCATCTGAAGACTGGGACTTGCCGCCCGCTGGTATGAAAGGGATCATCAGCCTCCCGAACGACTGCATGGCCGGCTTCTTCGCGAATCAGCTTTGCTTCAGCGCGCGAGGGCACCCGCATGCGTGGCCTGTGGCGTACCGCCTGACCACCGACACCGACATCGTTGCGATCGCGAACATCGACAACACCATCGTCATCGGGACGCAGGGCCGAGTGCAGGTCGCGACAGGCAACGACCCGAGCAGCTATTCCATGAGCAAGCCGGGAGAGCCCCAGGCCTGCGTGAGCAAGCGCAGCATGACCTACGTGGACGGCTACGGTGTGGTGTTTGCCAGCCCGGACGGATTCCAGGTGTGTGCCGGCAGTGCCGGCAACGTGCGCAACGCAACCCGCGGCGTGTTCACGAAGGAGCAGTGGGAAGCGTTGACACCCAGTTCGATCCACTCGGCGGTGTACGACGGCATCCTGTTCTTCTGGTTCACAGGCAGCACGCCGGATGCCGGCTATGCGCTCGACACCACCGATGGCGGGTTCGGGCTCATCAGCCTTGCCCACCACGCCGCGGCTGCGCACATCGACCCGCTGGCGGACACCCTGAACCTGATCCTCGACCAGAACAACGAGCCGGTCGAGGCACTGCTGCCGATCGCGAGCACCGCGGTGGCGACGAGCACGACCACGATCTACCGCTTCGACTCGCACGCGACAAACCGCATCCGCTACCTGTGGCGAGGGAAACTCAACCTACTTCCGCACGAGACCACGTTCCACTTCGCGAAGGTGGAGGCAGAGGAATTCTCGAACCTCGTGCTGCGTGTGTACGGTGACGGCGCGCTGATCTACGCGAAGCGCGTGACATCGGCGGCCGCCTTCCGCGTCCCGGCGCTGACCGTGTACAGCACCTATGAGTTGGCGCTGGTAGGGACAAGCCGCGGGCGCACTGCGCAACTGGCGCAAGCCGTTGCCGAACTGGACTGACCATGGCGCGCAAGCCATCGTTCAAGACTGGGTACCCGGCGATCGCGACGCCGCGCCTTGAGCCAAAGGATGCTGGCCTGCGTGCAGCGATCGACAGCATCCGCGAACGCTTCGTGAACCTCGAAGCACAGGTACTGTTTCTCGCCCAATTGGCCGACGCCTCGACCTCTGGTGAGACGATTGCCTCGATCCAGGGCAACTTGGCGACACTGGCGCAGTCGATCAACGTGCTGGTGGCGCAATTGGCTGCGATGGTTGGAACCGAACCGCCCGACAACGACGGGCAGCAAAGTGCCCTGCTTGCAGAGGTGGCCGAGTTGAAGAAAAGCGTGAACGATCTTGCTGTAACGCCGCCGAGCAACTTGGCCGCGCGGTTCGATGAACTGGTCAAGCGAGTCGATGGGAACATCACCTTGCTTGAGGCGAAGGAAGCCGAAAGCGCACAGACGACGCAGACCCTGCTTCACCAAGCCGGGTCGCGCGCCATCATCGACAAGTTCAGCGCGACCAACCGAACGGGCGGGACGGTGACGCTTCAGGTGAACATCGTTGCCAGTGGCGGATCGGCAGGGAACACGAACATCATTCTGTTCGCCAGAGGAATCGCTTCAGGCGAGACCTACAACTGCCCGGAGCTGGTCGGCCACACCTTGCAGCCCGGCGACTTCATCAGTTGGATCGCGGGCGCGGCGAACTCGATCGTGGTCCGCATCTCTGGCCGCGAGGTGACTTCGTAATGCCGCACTACGGCGAGATCATGGCGTGGTCAGCGGGGGCGTTTGCCCGGCCGCCGGCTGTCAGCATCACGCCATCAGGATCGCCGTTCACCTACACGGCCCCGCGGCCTGGGCGCGTGTACGTCAGTGGTGGAACGGTATCACTGGTCGAGGCGGGCCGTGCCGGGTCATTCGTGGTGGCCGGCGTCATCGCCGGGACGTTTCC